CCGGTGACGGGTAACCTACCCTACCCAGTACCCCCGTACCACCCCTACCTCTAACGCCTCACCACCAGCCTTACAGGCGCTCTCACAGCATATTTATCCTACCTTGTCTGGCCCCTCCAAGTGCTTGGACCACCCCCCATTCTCTGCCATTTTTTTCTTCTGGATCACCACCTCAATGGCGCACTCAGCGGTTGGCGTCATGGTCTGGTCAAACTCTGGTTGGAAGTGCTTGAAAACCTCTGGGTTCCTGTAGAAATCCTTGACCAATGTGATCCTCTCTATGCTTACCACATTGGATACCCTTATCAATAGATCAATTATATTTATGGATACTGGCGACCAACTCTTGGCCTTGTGGATCGTGAACGTGTGCTTGTGGTCTGCGTTCCACCTGCTAGGGAACACCCCTCCCTCGTACATGTCCTCGTCTGGCACAGTGATGACCAAGTACCCGCCTTCCTTGACTATCCTGATCCAGTTAAGCAGGGCCTCCCTCGGATCATTGATATGCTCAAGGCAATGGCTCGATACTAGGAAGTCGTAGGTATTATCCTCAACCCCCTCCATGAACTGTGCATCCCCATCCCCACGATCCAAGTCCCACACCCTAGCCGAGGTCATCAAGGGAAACACCCTGACGTACTGACTTATCGGATCTGGTCCTCCCCCTACATCAATCCCATCCCCCACAAGATACCTGCTGTGAAAGGCGCCGTCGTTGAACCTGCGCTTGGTTGCCTTGCTCTGTTCATGCATTAGTAAAGCCGCTCCCTGAGTGCGTTATGTAGTTCCCCCTCGTAATTGGACAGGACGCCTAGCATGTATCGCTCTATCACGTGCTTGCACTCGTCCTTGTAGAACTTCATGGATACGCCCATCTCTTCTGCGATCTCCTTGCTACTCCTGCTACGCCTGCCTGATCCCCTGCACTTGAAGCACACAATCATCTTCTCTCCCGTGCTTACCCAAGCCTTCCCATTACACGTACCGCACATGGAATCTGACAGAGATTCCTGTATAGCAATCAAAGCCATGCCGAACAGCATGTCGTCATCAACATTATCGCTCGCTCTTTTGCGTGATCGGTTAGCCAATTCGTGAGCCACGTAAAGTATCTGGCTGTCATCGTTGGCGTACTTCAGCCTGAGAAAATTGGACGCTTCCTTTGATACGCCTGCCAGTACATAGCAGACAGTCTCAGGTCGTATCCTTGGCCTTTTGTTTAGTTGTGTTGTCGGTGTTAGCGAACACAGATCCTCCGCCGATATCATCATAAGATGTAATGACTCCTTTTTTATTTATTATTATGTCCATGAAGCCAACTGCAATCCCTGACTTCACATCTTGAGTCGTAAATCTATAGACAGTCCAACCGTGCATAGCCGCTAGGTTGTACTTCTCCAAGTCCTTGCTGTACCCCACCCCTCTGGTATGCCTGCCCTTAGAGAACACTCCCCCTTCTACCTCCACGCCAAGTCGAACATCAGTCCAAGCAAAATCAAAACGAAACCTTCGCCCCGCCAGAAACATGTGCTCACGCTCTGGCTTGGGAAGTCCGATGCCAATACACTGCCTAAGAAATAATTCTTCTCCTTCGCTCATCATCCTCCTATCTCGTCGTAGTTACCTATCGCTGAGTTGTACCTCAATGAGGCCATGCCCATCGACCCATCTTGTCTGAACCTCTGCTTCTGGATGTGGATATCCACGATCTTTGAATCAGGGTCAGACAAATCCCTGTATATAACCAACCCCGCATCCGATTTGTTTCTCCAATGCGCTGACCCAGATATGTCCCACAAACTGGGCACTGGGTACGATCCTTCCTTGTCTCGATACATCTTGGCAGGGTGGGCTACGATCCACAGATGTATCCCGTACCTTCTGGCGAACTGTCTCGCCCTCTTCAAACACACCCCGATGTACTCAGTCTCCGAGAAGTCTCCCCTGCTAGTCTCAAGTTCGTTCCAAGGATCGATCACCAACCCCCTGATACCGTACCTCCTGACCAATCCCCTCGATGTTTCAAGTATCTTGTCCAACGTCCACTCCGAATCATCCTCTGGCAATATCCAATGGAAGTGTTCCTTTGCCCAGTCCTTGGCGTACTCCAACTCGTCCTTGGTCATACGCTTGGTCAATCCCTCCCTGAACGGGGCGCCTATAAACTTCTCGATGATCCTGCTCATGTGATCTTCAAGTGGTTGGTTCTCTGGTGAGAACACGGCGAACCTCCAACCATGACGCTTGGCTATGTTCACCATCATGGCGTCTATCCAGTTCGACTTACCACTGCATGGTATCCCCGTAACAACAGAGAAACATCCGGGCCTCACAAGGTAGTGCTTGTCCAAACTCTTCCACCCTGTCGATATCCCACGCTCCAATCCGTTTTCGTATAACTCAACTAACTTGTCACCAAGGTCGCCTGCCGTGAACGTACCTGCTATGGGGTATGGCTCGGCGTGGTCTATGCACTCCCTCAGCACCCCTTGTCCGTGGTTGACCAGTACATCATTGGCATCCTTGCAACCTTCAGGCCATGTCACACGACTGCATACTTCCTTGCCCAACCTACGTGCCAGTTCTTCCTGCAATCTCTGTCCCGCAAGATCGTTGTCCACCGCTATGATGTACGTCCTGCCCTTCTCCACACCATTGATCTTCTCCTCGTTCAGGAAGTCGAACTTGGATGAGTAGTCCTTAGTCTCTGGCGATGGTGCCCCATCAGGTACGCTGACACAGTTGCGTATCCCTGCCTCATAGAGGGACAGTTTGTCCATCTCTCCCTCCACAAATATAACCGTCTTGTCGTTGTCCGATATGTCATCCAAGCCATACAAGATTCTCTCGGCATTGACCTCTGACCTGAACTCCTTGGTGCCCGACCTGTACTTCACGTTTACCAACTCGTTGTTCCGATAGTACGGGAATGACAGCGCCATCTTCTCTTCCTCAGACTGTGGCATGTACACCTTCTTCATCCCGATCTTGCAGGCTATCGCTGTCTGCTCAGATATTCCCCTATCTTTCAACCACTTAAGCGTGGCCTCTGGCAGTTCACTCTTGGGCAGTGGCTCTGGCTTCCTGAACTCTGGCTTTCTCCAGTGAAGTCCAAGTGTGTCTCCAGTCCCAGACGCTAGGCTACCGCTCCAACCACAGTGGTGACACAACCACACCCCCTCATCCACGTTTACCGATAGGCACTTGGCCCGTTTCTTCTTGCGTTCCTTACTGCACTGTGGACATGTCGTGCTGACCTGACCACTCGTTCTGTTAACTTCAATTCCATATTTAGAATAATCACTCACGCTTGGAATCCTTTTCTTTGCTTCTTGGAGTTGTTAAGTACGCCGTAGATATAAGCCTTTGGATCTGCGGGTTGCTTCAGCATCACAACGCCTATCGCCTTGGCGACTTCATGTTCCCCAAACTGCTTGATCAATCTGCCAATCACTGGCCTTGCGTTATCTCCCGCAACCTTATCCCATACAGTCCAGATAGTTTCTGGTGCATGGTTCTTTACAGGTTCTATTACAGATTCTATGTCGCTTAATTTGACACCCCCTGTAAACTCAGTTGACACCCCTGTCAAATTATTTGACACCTGATTATCGCACATCACCGTGTACACGTTGGATATCTTGGCGCCACCTCCGACTCTGTTATCTACCTTGATGTGTCCTGAGTCTGCTAGTTTCTTGATAGTCTTGTTCACGGTCTGTCTTGAAAGGCCAGATCGTTTTGCTAGGTATCCCTGCGACGGCCAACATTCTCCTGTCTCGTCGTTGGCATTGTCCGATAGCAATACCATTATCATCTTCTCTGATGGTGTTAAATCCAGATCAAGCGATCTGAGTATTCTCCTGATGCTCATCAGTTCTCCTGAAAAAAATAAAAGGGGCGCGATATTATCAGTAGCATGCTGTATAATCAACGCCCATGAAGTCATGGAAGAACAGGAAGTACATGGAGTGGGTAGCCGAGCACCCTTGTGTTCATTGTGGAACTCACCCCGTTCAGGTTCACCATCTCAGGAGTAATGCTCTTGGAGCGGGGATGGGGATGAAGGCACCAGACTACTACACAATACCAGTGTGTCAGCAGTGCCACAGCGATTGTCATTCATTGGTACACGACAGGGAAACACAATACAGATGGACACTACAGACGATAGGGATGGCGATAGACAATGGAATACTAAAGATGTCTTAGTCGCTATCGAGGTCCAGTGTAGCGGCGAGATGGATGAGGAAGTTCCCAAGTCAATAATCATGGAAGAGTTAGATGCGAACCTGTATTCCCATTCAACAGAGGTGTATAGGTTAATTGTTAAGACAATAACATTTACTGATAGGCTGAACTAATGGATTCAATAGGGAAAGATTCAATAGAGAAAGCGGAGGCGGCTTTAGAAAGACTGGAGGAAAAGTTTGAGAAGGAAATCTTTCCTAAAATTCTTTTCGTTCACGATATGATGAAGCCGTTCAAGGAATTGCTTAAAGGCATTTACATTGAAGGAGCGACAGAAGGAATGGTCGAAATCGTTAGAGGATTCGATGAGATAGATGAAGAGATATATAATAAGATCACCCATCATTAGGGACAGATGCGCCGAGGCTGTTCAGTCAATAGACCTAGATGGAAAGCAACAAGAGGTCGTCATCAGGGAGCACAAGAACAGCCGTAGCGTAGAGCAAAACAACTTCTTTCACGCTATGGTTAGGGCCATAGCAGAGAGCACCGGACACTCTGTAGACGAGATAAAAGAGTACGTTTGTCAGGAGTTTTTGGGTGCTGTAGAATACACGGGCTTGGATGGTAGCCAGAGGACAAGAGTCCGAAGCACATCCGAACTTGCTGTAGATGAGATGACTGCCTTGATCGAAAGAGTAAAGCAGTTAGCCAATCAACTTGATGTGCGAATGGAGCATATTGAATATGGATGACGATTACATTACTGAGCAGGATTACTACGCTCAACTTCATTACGAACAGACTCTCTTGGAAGAGCAGATGATGCAGGAGGAAGAAGATGCCGACGACTAAGAGAGAATTCCTGAACGAGTTGGTAAAAGAAAATGACCTGACACTTGAGGAAGACATCTTCAAGTTAGAGCGTGGAGGCAGGACTATCCCTATCATCACGAGAACGGGCATTGAAAAGATTCAGTACACCAATGACATCAACGTGGCGTTTGAGGTGATTGAATCTCAGAGAGACTTCTCGGTTGTGAAGGCTATTGCAACCAAGGGAGATAAGACCATCGAAACCTTTGCATCTGCTTTGTATGGCAAGGGTAAAGATGGAAACGTAACGACTCTGTACGTGGTGGAAATGGCTGAGAAGAGAGCATTGTCTCGCGCTGTTCTCAAACTATCTGGTGCGTACAAGTATGGTGTGTATGGACAAGACGAATCGGAGGACTTCAAGAGTGCCTAAGAAAATTGAAAAGAAACCCACAGTTACTCGTACTGTTAGCAAGATCAACGAAGAGCAGAAGAAGTTAGTTCTCTCGTTGATCAACCATTCAAAGGACATCACCAACAGCGTGATGGATGTTGGCTCTGCTATGGTAAGCGATTGCTTGAACGCACAGGATGCCATGAATGAACTTGCCAAATCTTTTGGATGGAAGCAGGACAGTCCTTGGTCTGACTGGAAATGAGTCACTGGTATGACAGGGACGGTTCTCCTCGCTACGAAGTAACGAGTAAGTCGGGTTCCTTACGGGACGCGAATCTGCGTGATGCTCGTAAGCATGGTTGGGTTCCGTCCGTGTCTACCGTATGGAAAGATACGGTCGCCTCAGCGGGACTTAATCGCTACTATCAGGAGCAACTCTTCGATGCCATTGTCAGTCACAATCAACAGTGGGAAGAGGACGATGAAAGTTACAAGCGCAGAATGTTTGCCATCTCAAGAGAGGCGGCACTCAAATCTGCGGAGAGGGGAACCTATATCCACGGCCTGCTTGAGCAACAGATGCTCACTGGCTCATGCAATACGGAAGACCCAAACGAACAGGAGATAGTTAGAGCAACTATGGATAAACTGAACGAGATTTGTGGTGATCAGGATTGGAAAGTGGAACACTCGTTCGCTCACCACATTGGATATGGTGGAAAGATTGACGCTCACTCTGACCAGTGGGTTGTTGATTTCAAGACAAAGGAAATGGTTGAGGGTGCAAAGCCTGATCTATACGATGCGTATGGTGTGCAGTTAGCGGCATACAATCATGGTATAGGTGGCGGTCGTAAACTACTCAACGTTTTCATATCAGTTTCTTCTCCCGGTTACGTAGTCACACACGAATGGGAAGAAAGAGAGAGGCTGTTTAGTATGTTTGAAGCGGCCTTAAAACTATGGCAATTAACCAAGAGGTACGATCCCACATGGCAAGCGTAAACAAAGCAATCTTAGTAGGTCACGTTGGCAAAGACCCAGAGTTCAGGGAGACAAAGTCTGGTGACACGGTCGCCAACTTTTCACTGGCTACTAACAGTGGCTACGGAGATAACAAGACAACCGAATGGCATCGTGTTGTGTTCTTCGGCAAGACTGCTGATGTAATCAAGAAGTACGTTAACAAGGGCGACCAGATTTATGTCGAAGGACGTATCTCTAATCGTTCTTACGATGATAAGGAAGGCGTAAAGCGTTACGTCACAGAGATCACAGGCTCGTCCATGCAGATGTTAGGCGGCAAGTCCAGTGGTAGTGGTGGTGGTGAAGAGTCTAGCGGGGAAGACATCCCATTCTAGACAATAGGGTTTGCGATCTGTACGAGCATATGCGCTACTCCTTTGCTCGTTACTGCTATCGCAAGTCCAAGACAGACCCCTCAGAAAACTGGAGTGAAGTTTACAAAAGTTTCTGGGGGGTTTCTCTTGAAGAGTACATAGAGTACGCAATCAAAAACAACTTGAAGGATCAGTACAAGGAACTCGAATGTCGTTATATAAAGAAATAAAGTTTTACAAGAGGTCGCCTACCAACAGATGCGTGATACTTCAGCAGAATCCGGTGACGATTAATCCTGATCTAATATGTTGGGCAAAACGTTCAATCAGGAAAGAAGAAGTATTGGCTAAAGACATGGCTTCGCAGAGCAGTTTCAAAGAGGTCACTGTCTACGAGATAGGTTTGTCTGACAACAGCAAGTGGATCATACCCACCTATGAGTACCAGAAGTTAGCGATTGATATTGAGGAGTCTGTGATCCTATGAATGAGTACCAAAAGTTTATTCACAAGTCTAGGTATGCAAAGTATCTGGACTCAGAGAAGCGCAGAGAAACTTGGGAGGAGACGGTAGGACGGTACGTTGACTTCTTTCAAGAGCGTACTGGCATGAACCTAGACAAGGTACGCAAGGCCATTGTCGATATGGAGGTGATGCCTAGCATGCGCTGTCTCATGACAGCAGGCAAGGCTTTGGATAGGGATGCAGTGGCAGGATACAACTGCTCTTACCTTCCTATTGATAGTCCCCGTTCATTCGATGAGTGCATGTACGTTCTCATGTGTGGTACTGGTGTTGGCTTCAGCGTCGAGCGTCAGTACGTCAACATGCTCCCTCAAGTTGCCGATGAGTTCCACGACACGGACTCAGTCATCGTGGTTGCAGACAGCAAGATAGGGTGGGCCAAAGCCCTCAAGGAACTGGTGTCTCTGTTGTATGCGGGGCAGGTTCCCACTTGGGACTTGTCAAAGATACGACCGTCAGGCGCTAGGCTCAAGGTGTTTGGAGGTAGAGCCAGTGGGCCAGAGCCTTTGGACAAGATGTTCAAGAACTTTGTGTCTGTGTTCAAGTCAGCGGCAGGTAGAAAACTAAGTTCTATTGAGTGTCACGATCTGGTTTGTTTTATTGGAGAGTCTGTTGTCGTTGGTGGGGTGAGGAGAAGCGCGACCATTTCCCTGTCTAACTTGACAGATGAGCGCATGCGTCACGCCAAGTCTGGGCAATGGTGGATGGAGAATCCACAGAGAGCACTGGCTAACAACAGCGTGTGCTACACAGAGAAACCAGACATGGGTATCTTCCTGCGTGAGTGGAGTTCTCTTTATGAAAGCAGGAGCGGTGAGCGCGGCATCTTTAATCGAGAAGCCGCAAAGAAAGTATCGCCTGATCGCAGAGATACCGATTGGGACTTTGGCTGTAACCCATGCTCTGAGATTATTCTCAGGCCGAAACAGTTCTGTAACCTTAGTGAAGTGGTTTGTCGTGAGTCGGACAAACTGGAGGACATCAAGCGCAAGGTTGAGGTAGCCACGATCATCGGCACTATACAAAGTACGCTCACTGAATTCCGCTATCTGTCGCCACAGTGGCAACGCAACACGGAAGAAGAGCGGTTGCTTGGTGTGTCCCTTACTGGGATCATGGACTGTCCTGCCCTCATGGCTTGCAGTGATAGCGCCCTCGCTGAACTACGTGACCATGCAGTCAAGACCAACAAGAAGTGGGCAAAGAAACTGGACATTCCAGAGAGCGCGGCGATCACATGCGTCAAGCCTTCTGGAACTGTGAGTCAACTGGTGGACAGTAGCAGTGGCATCCACCCTAGATACAACTCGTACCTGATTCGCAGAGTTAGGAACGATAAGAAAGATCCTTTGTCACAGATGCTGATTGACTCTGGTCTTCCGCACCACACAGATCCATACAACGCAGAGGCTTGGGTGTTTGAGTTCCCGCAGAAGTCTCCCAAGAGTGCGATCACTCGGCATGACATCACTGCTTTGGATCACCTTGAGATATGGAAACGCTTCGCTCTCAACTGGTGTGAGCACAAGCCTTCAGTCACTATCTATGTGCGTGAAGACGAGTGGATGGATGTTGGCGCTTGGATATGGAACAACTTTGACATAGCCTCTGGTATCTCTTTTCTGCCTAGCGCAGACGAGGCGCACTCATATGAGTCGGCACCTTATGAGGACTGCACCCCTGAAAAGTTCAAAGAGATGTCTAAGTTAATGCCTGCGAAAATTGATTGGGATTCAATCGTTGAGGAAGACGATGTGACAACAAGCAGTCAAGAGTTCGCGTGTGTTGGCGGGGCTTGTGAACTATGAAGATAGATTGGAAGAGTGGTTCTGCCTTTAACCATGGCTACATAGATGGCTATAGGGTTGAGAGAAATCGCGGCATGGGTGACAAATGGTCGTTCATGCTATCTGACAGTAAGGAACAATACATGTATGTCAGTGCGTACATTTACCCTAATAAGGAAGAACTTGAAGAGGCTATATTGAAGGAGATTAAAAAACGTGGACCTGCTAATAATCCCTGACGCTCACGCGAATCCTGACTACGACAATGAACGCTTCACTCATCTCGGAAGATTCATCGTCGCACACAAGCCTGAGTACATCGTTTGCCTAGGAGACTTCGCGGACATGCCGTCGTTGTCTTCCTATGACAGAGGAACCAAAGGTTTTGAAGGCAAGCGATATAAAAAAGATATACAAAGTTGTATTGAAGCCCAAGAGAAATTATTGGAACCAGTTAGGAGTTACAACTCACAGAAAAAGAAAAACAAAGAAAAGCAGTACAAGCCTAAGATGCACATGTGTCTAGGCAACCACGAAGATCGGATCAACAGAGCGACTAACACCGCGCCCGAACTGGATGGCGCTATCTCTGTCGCTGATCTTCAGTACGAAAAGAATGGATGGAAGGTTACTCCATTCAAATCAGTTCTGACGTTAGCGGGTATATCCTTCAGTCATTACTTTACTTCTGGTATTTCAGGAAGGCCCATCAGCAGTGTGCATCTTGGCTTTACTCTAGTATCTAAACTTCACTGCTCTGCTGTGCAGGGACACACCCATCTGTACAACCACGCAGAACAAACACGCCCAGACGGGCAGAAGATATTCGGCCTAAGTGCCGGATGCTATAGTCACCCAGACTACTCTGAGAACTGGTGCAAGGACACCGAACATCAGTGGTGGCGAGGCGTGATTATGCTAAGACAACTAGATGGTGAAGGCTATTACGATGAGATATACGCTGTCACTCAGCGTCATCTTTCTCGTTTATATACCTGATGGACACCACGCAACCTACGGGAAAGGCTGTTATACCGAAGTACTCTCCTTTCTCATCTTTGGTGGTTGCAATTTTGACCACCCTTTTATCTTGGCGGACGAGGTATCCTACATTCCAAAAGGTTGGAGGCTCTATCTCGTCTTCTTTTTCCCAACCCGCCGAAGCGAATATGTCCACCCATTCGACACATACTAGTTTCACAAAGCCCTCTCTATACCAGAAGTTTTCTTGTTGTACTCTGCTCTTTCTTTTCTAACTTCATCTATGCGATCACGCAAGGCGTTAACCGTGCGCTTCTTCTCACTTGGAGAAAGTCTTCTGTTCTTTTTTGCAAAGGTTATGTCCGACTTAAGGCCGCGTATCTCTGAAGCGTAGCGTTTGTTCTCGATTGTCCTAGCCTGTGGCGACACGGCATAAGTTGTCAGTCCCACCGCAGAACCTATAACTCCCATCGCACTTCTTTTCGGCTCTCCGTATCTGTTTGTTCTTCCAAGTATCAGGTCTGGTAGTTTGCCTTCCAGTTCAGATGGATCAAGACGGCCCATTGCTTCTGCCAGTGAGGACACAGACACTATGCCATTACGTGTAAGCCAAGGCGGCATGATCATAGAGTTTGCATAACTCATTATGTCGAAGAACTTGTCTGATGTCGCATCGTTTTTATTAATGATTTGATATCCAGACCAAGGATCTTTTCCTGTTAGGAACGTGGTCATTATCTGCCAACCGGGTCCGACAATCCCGCCCTCTACTGCGGCCTTGGCTAACTCACCCTTCATAATATTACCGCCAGTCTGCATGTACCAAGTCCAAGGGAAGAAGTAAGACAGATCAACAGCCTGCCAGTTACCGTTTGAGTCTTTCCAAGGCAAGAAAACCATCGTGTTATCCTTGGTCCACTCTGGAAGTAACTCCTGCATCTTGTCCCAGTCATCGTCCATAAATGGTATCGAGCCAAAGAGAGCCTGCATACTTCCTATCATCATTACGTAAGGCAGGAACCTATGCCACTTGCTTGGGTCAGATATAATCTTAGCCAGTTGCGGCATAACCTTTACTTGGTACGTGATGAATGGCGCACCCAAGAATGATGATCGCAGTCCACGTACTGTCGGGTGTACCTCGCTGTAGTCAAACAGAACTCGGTTGGCTTCCTGAACTGCAATGTCTTCTATGGTAAGCGTCGTTGATTCTGACTTGCTAAGAATGCTTTCCAGTTCTGCTCTTTGGTTCTGTAGCATGTCATTAATAACGGCCACCTTACCGAGAGTCTCAATGCCCTGATAAAGATTGCTACCAAAATCAGCGATCTGATTCCACAGGTTCTGCCCCTTGGTGACAAGACCCCACACGCCGTCCCTTTCCATAAAGGAAAATACTTTCTCAAGTTTCCTTAGTTCTGCGTTGGTTAGTGTGGTCGCCCCAATGCCTTGTTCCATAGCAAGTTCGTAAGCAGTGAACTGTCTGCCGTCAGCCGTGTGGGTAAACACAGTACCCTTTTCTCCGCCACGCATTTCGCGCAAGGCTTCCATGATGAGTGTTGGTTGCCTTCTGAATGATACTCCGCCGAACAACTGCATCATGATAAGGTTTGCAATGAAGTTACGCACGACGGTCGGCGGGTTAAGCGGAACCTTCATGGTCTTGAATATGCTGACCAACTGAGCATGCTTTCCGTATGGCAAGAGCATTCTCTGGAACAGGTTCTGCTCTCCAGTCACCATGTCAGAGTTGCCTATGATGTCATCGTAGATTTCTCTGCGTACATATAGGTTAGCCATAGATCCATAACGCTCTACATCACCCGGCATCTTTTGGAAAAGAGCAATATCAAAATTATCGTTGTAGTAATTTAATACTTGCTTATTTATTTCGTCAACGTCCCTTGAATTGTCTGGGTCTAGATTTTTATCAACGCCAACCGAATCAAGAAACTCTTTTCTTGCCAAATCTAAAGATGCAACCTGTTCTAATAATCCAGATCTTGCTTTATCGGTAATAGTAGTAGCAGTTTTTAAATAATTTTGGTATTCAGTAATCTGTCTATTGATAGAGGCAAGGGTGGTGTTGATTACTTTCTCGCCTCTAGCAGTTTTAAGTTTTACCCTGACCCATTGGTTAGGCATAACCCAAGGCACGTTCCCAGAAACGTAACGCTTTCCCTCCTTTCCTAAAGTACTAAGTTCTTTTCTTAGTACACCAATTTCTTTAAGAAGTTCTTCTCTTTGCTCTTGTGTTGCGTTCTCATCTTGACGCTTTATCTTTAACTCGTCCATACGAGAGATGATTTCTTTCGCTTCATCTGTCTGCTGAAATGCTTTTTGAACTGAAACGCTTTCAAGAAAATCTATGATGGCAATGTCTTGCTGTGGGATAGTGACTGCACGATACAGTAGATATCTAACATCCTTAACCTCTCCCCATAACTCACGCAGATCTTGGTCCATGTCCTCTATTCTTGGGGTGGCGTAGTCTCTCTTACTGGCTGACCGCATACCCGCTCCCCTTGTGCCACTAGTCCTTAGTATGTGGTAGAGGAAAACTCTAGGAAGATAAGCGCCACGCAGTTCTTCCATCTGAGCCTGACTGGCTTCTGGGTAAATACCCCTTAGCACACCTTCATCAGCAATCTCCATAATCTTATTCTTTAGTGCAACTGATGGAGCGCGAAGATCTTCTCTGCTAATTGTTTCAGGGCTTGCATCTTTGTTCGTGAAGTAGTCAAACAGTTCCTGATTCTCCTGCTCATTTAGTCCTTCGTATGCCGATAGAACCTCTTCTCCGAACTGTTCGATCTCCCCTAGTTTCCCCTGCAACAGCGACCGAAGTTTCCTAAACTCTCTTCCAAAAGGTAGCCTAGCAAACGGGTCAAAGAATACTTTGGTTTTGTCCCATAGCGCCCTTGCCTTGCCAACGTATTGATCACGGGTGGCGCCATCAAACTTAACACCAAGCGTTTCAAAAGTGTCGGCCACTTTATTGAATGCATCCTCACTCTGAGAATAATACTCCTCGTCAACAGCGTTAATAGCATTCTCAAAGTTGCGCTCACTCATACCGCGAACAGCGCCTCTTGCAAAAGAAACCAATTGATCGTTAGTAAGTTTGCCGCCAAACCACATCTTTGTACGGGCAACCCACCTAGAAATAAGGTCTAAAAATGACTGCCAAAAACTATCTTTAAAGTTGTTGTTGCTTTCTACGTAGTACGCTAACGCCTCTTCCGCAATAAAGTTATCTCTGGCTATGTCATCGGTAAAGGAGAATTTATCAGCGACTATCTCGGCATTCTCGAATGCGCTTTCCCATTCTTTTGCGCCTTTGCGAGACTTGACCTCTTCTATAAGTGATCCAAAATCTGCACCGTATACTTCCTTAAGTCCTACGTGTACGCCAACCTCATGGACAAAGACAGAGACAACCTCTTCTTCCTTGATGTTGTTGGTTATAAAGACTACCTCTCCGTTACGGGTAACGGCCTTGACCGCCAAGTCAATAGGCGCGTTATTCATATCTTGTTGGCCTTGAACGACTTTGATTAAGCCTTTCTCAATAAGCCTGTTGATGTTTAGTCTGCCGATCTTAGATCCAAGTATCTCCCTAAATCTTTTTGGAGTAAGGCCAGTGTTGTATTTGATAGACCCAGTTCCGTCAGCAGGGACTGGCGCGACAACAGAATAGTTAACAAAATCTGTTTCGTAGTCCTCGTACTTTGTCCGTATAGCCATAGTAGAAGGAGTCGAACTACTTCTAACAGTTACATTAAATCCTTTTTCAAATTTAGTCTTTGATTTTTTCCCCTTCCACTCAACTTGAAATTCAAGATTAGGGGCCTTGCCGCCATTAAATTGTAAGATTGTGGTGTTACCCACATGTTGCATTACCTTCCATTCTCCGCCGTACTTGTCCTTAAACTTCTGTCCTTCCGGTATGTTGTAGAAAGGAGTTGACTCGTAATCTTTTGCTTCCTTGGTTTTATTATCGGCTACCTCTGATTTTCTTACCGCTTCTTTTGAGACAGTTGTCTCAACCTTTTTAATTGGTTTTGATACAGCGGCTAAGATCTTGTTGGCTTCCTTTGAAGAATCCTTATCTATATCTTTGCCTATTACTTCTGGGCTAACCTCTGTGCTAACCTTTTTGACTAGGTCTTTTCTGCCAATAACTCTTCCACTTATACTGCTAGATACCTTACCCGAAGATTTTTTGTAAACATACTTAACGTTATCTGGTATGATTGGTTCAATCTCTGCGCCAATCCTACCGGGACGCGCCCTTAACAACTTACTAACGTATGGCCTATCTCCTCGATACTTTCTTTCTACCTTCTCAGCAATAATTTCTTTCGGAAGTCGGCCAACAGTAACCTCACTGTTAGTATCTTTTTCTATATTATTAAGGTAATCAATAGTATCTTCTAGAGTTAGTCCATCTACCTCTTTTGTATCGTCTACAAAAATAGAGTACCTGTCTATAATCTTTCTCTTGTATACATTAACAACGCTTTTCTCTGGAGATATGACTGGCTGTTCTTGTTTAACCACATCTGGGTTGATCGGGAAGTAAACAAACATTTCCCCAGTTCTCTCGATGTCCTCTATAGGCGCTTGCTCTGCTACATACTTGCTCTTAGGCTTCTTGATCTGATAAGACTCAATGTTAAGCAGGTCAATCAATACGTACTTTGTTGTTCTTGGGGTGTAGAGTTTTAGGTTCCCATCTTCTACAGACCCAATAGTTCCAGTAATTTCTACGCCGCCATACGTGTGGATAACTGCGGTGTTCCCTGATACCTTGCTTAGTGCATTCTCTCTTGCCGACCGTACCTTGTCTTTGTTGACGCCAAACATGCCGTACCTGTGGGCAGTGTCTCCAAACAATTCCTCTTGAAACTTTTCATAAGATACATTTTTTGTATCACTGTCTATCTTAAAAGAAGCGATAAGCATTGCCTCTTGATTAATTGCACCCCTTTCAAGAGTAAGCATGTAATGATCAATAGCGCCTTTCTTGTCGGGCATAAACTTAGTTACTTGTGCATCGACAATGGAGTCTAGTTTTATCTGCCGTACATTTCCGCCATAAGATACGTTAACCATATCCTTGCTATAAGAAGAAAGCACATCTAGTAGGGCGCCTTGCTCAATGGTCTTTTGAGCGGATGCTTTTAGTTCTCTGTTGATCTTGGCAATAATAAGAGGCTTTACTCTTACTTGGACAGAAGTCCCAGACTTGCCCAGTTCTGAGATAACTTTGCTAGGTTCTATTGAGGAAGTGCGGACTCCGCCTTTTACGGGGATGGTTTTCCTAGCCTTAATGACACGCCCCTTGTCCTTGCGAGACATTGCGGGAACTGTCGCCTCTACATCTTGTCCTTTTAACCCCTCTCTTTGTACGCTTACTCTTTCGTATTCGTCAAAGAACTGTCTAACAGACTCAGCCTTAGACTGAAACTCTTCCTTGGTGTTATACGTTAGGTATACCTCAACATCGGATTCGTCGTACTTAGGCGACCCATCTTCGTCTAGTTCATTCTTTCGTCGAACAATAAACACACCAGTCCTATAATCAATATAGGCCTGATCAATATCAAATTTGTTCGGGACAGTATCCGGCAAGAGATTAGGATCTATGTCTACAAAATCTTTTTTAGATACAGTAACGCTAGTCGGTCTTTTGCGTATGGCCTGTAGTTCTGACGGCTTACCCTTTCTGCTTACGTGCCTAACCAATTGACCTGAGACTTTAATAAAATCGTCTCGTTGTTCTCCCCACTGGGGGAATGAAAAAGATTCCCAGTCGTAGTAGAACTCTGGATCTAGCCCTATCTTAGTTGCCGCTTCTTTGGTTAACTTAACCCTGTGAGTTTCTGGGCTAGGCCTATCTCCGGTCGATGGATCTAGTCTAAGTATAGAAGTTCCAACGGGAGCAACCTCTTCTCTCGGCCTCGGTTTTTCCCTCGCTTCTTCTGGAAGTTTTCTTTGATCTGTAACTCCCGCTTCCCTAGCAAACTCCTGCGCCTGCTCTGGCGACATAAGTTCTTCTTGCAATACCTCCTCTTCTGAAGTAATTCGCTCTACTCTTTCTGGAGATACCTCAGCAAAACTTCTTACAATTACAAGAGATCCGGGGTCGCTTGGATAAACAGAAACCTCAAACTTGTTTCCTGATTCAGGCGCAAGTTCATAACGATTTCCTCTTTCCCCTGTTTTTTTCTTTCGTACAGGAGTTACTTTCGTTACCGTGTATACGTTGTCATCTGGGTAAGAGTCTTTTTCTTTATCGTAAGTCCTGACTTTATCTCCGACGTTAGCGTCAACAGCGCCCTGCTTGGATAACTCTTGCGTAAGAACGCGGGACTCTATATCTTCCCTTGACTCCCTTTCTCTTTTTGCAGGCTTAACGACGGACTGGGAGTATTGGTCGAGCAACATCGAAATGTTTGTCTCGCCCTCTTTGTAGAACTCACTAGGAAATATTGTTTGGCCTTCGCCCTGACCTTTTTTGCCAGTAGGGACAGAACGAATAACTTTTCCAGTTGCTTTGTCCAGAACAACCCAAGGGGCATCTTTAGTAGTTGTTGTAGAATCTAAAGTTGTTTCCGCTACTCCCTCTGGACTGGCCTTCTTAATTACGTGGAATTCGCTTTCGTATACCTTACGCTGTTCTGACTTACCTCTACTTAACGCTTGTCTTCCGCTTCTAGTAACAACTCTTGTGTTGCCTGTTACATTGAAGCCGTAGAATAATGCTTGGTCCTGAGTAACGTCGTCTACAAAAGAAAGTCCAATGACTCTTTTCTTCGGGGCTATAACGCGAGCACCTATCTCTTCTGGTTGAGTAACCCTCTTCCTTTCCTCAATACCTTCTCTCAGTTCAATATCACGCTGTCTTATAGACTCGTCGGCTCGACGCTCTGCCGCCTGCATTGGAGTAATAGGGCCAGTCTCGCTTGCCGCTCTTTGGGCCTCCTCTCTCCTTCTTCGTACATTGTCTAGGTACGTTCTTCCAATGCCTGTAGACAGTGGCAACTCACGCAATCGATCTAACTGCTTAACATCTACGTTGCCCCTGCTGAGTATTGCTTGGATGCTAGACATCTTTGTTTTAGCAGTAGCCTGCTTAAACCTATCAGCGGCTTGTTTTTCAGATGCCAACTGCCTAATTATGTCGTTGATCCTTGAAGTTTCCGCAGAAAAAATAGCGGTTTCAAAAAGATCTAACTCCTCATTTGCTATACTTTTTTCGCCAATCTTTCTTAGTCTTGAGTCAGATAGTTTCCCGCCCCTTACCCAATTGTTAAACTCTTCTTCAGTGATTGGGCCATCAAATATAGATTGCTGTTCGATTCGGCGTTGCTCTACCAAATCAGCCATAGTAGGAGAAGTTACGGTTAGTTCTCCAAGTTGGAATCCTTGAAGGTCTGGATTTGCCGCGCTAACACCTTGTTGGTCAACTTCGTTTTGAGCGCCTAGCCTGTCTAATATTCGTTGTTGTGCTGTTTGTTTGGTAAATTTTTCCGCTTTTCGTCTGGCTGAAAAGCCTTGATACGAGATGGGAATGCCGAGGAGGGTGCCGATAAGAGCGCCTCTTGCACCTGATTCAAGTTGCTCTGCTCTTTGGGCTTCTGAGAATTCCGTGAGAAGATCTTTCTCTTGGACATAGTTGAGTGCCATGCCTTCCATCATGGTCTGGATGTATTCTGTAGTTCCTTCGGTTACTCCTGAGCCAATTGCTTTACCGAATCCTACAGCAAATCCGCTTTTGGGGTCTTTTAATTTTCCGCCAAACCAACTAGCGAAGTCTGGGCCTTTGCCCATTCGACCAATAACTTTCATTGGCACGATCATATCTAACGTGCTCATCAAAGTTCCTGTTGCCGCCGCTACCGCAGGACGGCTTTCCCCAGTGGACATAAGAAGGTCTGTGTAGACTTCTGCTGTATTTAAGAAGTCTATTGTCCCTAGGGTTCCCACTGTACCAATCGTCGGCCTTTTAAGTATAAGAGTTCCGATAATTGCAGGGGCAAATGTAGTGACTAGGTTGGGCACTTGCTCGGCTACTGCGTTCATACCCCAAGCAATAGCGCCCTTCCAGTCTTCAATTTCTTCTAGAGTCTTTGGGCCTTTGAGTTGTGAATCAAGTTCATTGACATCAATACCCATAAGGATACCGGACTGATACGCATCACTTAGCCAAGTATCTCCCGCCTCTTCAAAGCCAAGCGTTTTAAGGAAGTCGCCAGTAAACCCTTTGAATAATGTTTCAGCAGACCCGCTAAGTAATCGCTTACCTTTGGAAAAAGCAATCCCCGCATCGCTTCTTTCTGGAGGTTGGTAAGTAGCCAGAGGCTGTGTATAGCCAATACCCGGAAGCGGTACAAACTCTTCCGGGCCTGTAAATCCTTCTGAATCTGCTGATGAAGGTACAAGCGCACCTTCTCTGTAATAGTCAAATGGTTCTGCCATGTGTTCCTCTTAATCTTAGGCGAAGGCTTCAGATTATTGTGATAGTATTTCTAGAACTTGTTCTTGGTCTTTTTCAGATAACTTAGAAAGTTCTCTGGTCATGTATCTTTTGCCTTGCTCTTCTCCGTACTCAGATACATACAACATTAGGTCTTCCAAAAATTGTTTTGCTTTTGGAGAAATAGATACACTATCTCCAAATGTAAGCATTCCACCAGTACCAACAAAGTCCATTCCGCGTAGTTCTTCTATGGCGCTTTGAGGAATTAATTGAGATGTTTCCCCATAGTCCTTCATTCGGTCTGCTTCTGCTTGCCTTGCTAAATAGTTATCCGCTCCCATGAGGCCAAGGCCCATTAGTCCCATGCCGCCCATGAGACCGCCCATAGCCTCATCAGGCTCAAGAGGGATTGTTTTTCTTTGTCGCGTAGTTCTTCCTTTTTCGCTACCGCTTCTAAACTCTGCCGCTTCTGCATCAGAACTAATCGCGTTAGACAGCATTCCAAGAACGTCAGAAGAACGAGTCCCTTTGTATTCCGTTCCTTCAACTCCAAGCAAGTCCTTGAAAAATTGCCTACCGCCAAAGGGGTCAGTAATCTGGTAAAGAGGGTCAGCGTCTTTTCCCGTGTACCATTCTTGTATGCCCTCTATTACAGAAGCAGGAGCGTTTACAATTGCGGCCCCTAAATCCGCAGGAAGTCCTAGCAGTTCTGAAATTTGTTCTTTTCCAGTAGAGGGGAATCCTTCAGAATCTTTTTCTGCCTTACTTACATCCTTGTCCATGGACTGAAGTCCAAGCCAAGCGGCCTTGACTGCCTCCATATCCGCATCTGGATACTTAGACCTGACCAACTTCTCAGTTGTACCGTCTACCCATTTTTTTCCTATGGTGTCTGGCAATGACCTAACGTGTCTAGCGATGTCTAATGCCCTAGTAGCGGCAGGCATCGCAATGCCCAAGTTACCAAAGTACATTTCCTTTGAGTTGTTGTAGTTCCCGTATGCCCTGTCAAGAAGGGTCATGAAGGCTTGATCGTTAGCAAGGGCAGGGGTTTCAGCAAGCGCCTTGCTCATTTCTACAATGGATTTTCCCTGCTCTAGAAGATCAGTCTTTAGCGCCTCTCCCTGTATCTTTACTTGCTCAAGGTTGTAGTTACCCAAAGCCATCTGTTGGTTAAATGCGTTGGCTTGTCTTCGCATCTCAAGCGCGTCTTTACCCGCTTGGTACTTCGTTATTTGTTCAAGGGTTTCTGTGCCTATGTCAGAGGCTTTACTTAGTCTGTCCCAGAAGTCGCTCATGCCATTCCTCCAACCATGTTATTGATCATGCCCTGCTGTGCTTCTTGGGAGTCCATCTGTCCTGATACAGCCTTATCCATAACCTGTTGAGCGGCCTGACCATCTACCTCTGGATCTCCTAGACTCATGTACGCATCTACCGCAGAAATTAAAGCATCGCCCTGTAGTTTCTGAAGTTGCTGTTCATCTTGAACGGATACAATTCCTGCTGACATTGCAATCTCAATCATGGCATTAATAACTTCTGCGGCTATTGCCAGAAGGATGTCACGAGAAATAGTTACGCCTTTTGATGTTGCGGCATACACATTCATATGGACAAGTTGGCCTGCAATGGCGCCTATCGCTGATGCCGGATCATCTTGTCCTTTTTGAATCTCGGCAATAACTCCTTGCACATTGCTTTCATCAGAAAGGTAATCCTCAATAGAAGCCAACATAGATTGCGCTTGGCTCTTCTCTTCTTCGGTCGCGGGTTGAGTGTTGCCTTGCCCTATCATGCTAGTTGTCCTTGTGTTTTTGGTCCGATAAGCCCTTGAGAGCGCCTTGCCAATGGCTCTGAATATTGCCTAGAGACTTGTTGCTGTACTTGCCCAGAGTTGGGTCGAGCGGACATCTGCCCAGTCGGAACGCCCCTTCCGTACTTCTGCTGAATTTGCGCTACGGTAGGGGTTGTTCTCGGATTTGCCGCAAGAACCTGACGGAACTCTTCGTTTGACATGCCGCCGTATTCTTTCTGCTCCTCCTCCTTTTTCATAAGTTCGGCAACCATTTTGATTACTTGGTTGGTGCCGTACATTGCAATAAGAGGATCGCTTTTCCACAGTTCCTTGTATGCCTTCCAAGCCTCTCCCGCTTTTTGTCCTGCAATTTGAATCCAAGTTTGTGGGTTGTTTAGGTTTAGGTCAGGGCCTGATACAACCGATCCTAAATCGTCATAAGATGCGTTAACTGCGTCGACCATAGTAGTTAAGTCTTGAGTCCCTAAACTTTCTAATGCGGGGCCAGTATCTGCACCCCAACCACCGCCTCCAGTAGCGCCTGCCCCCATTCCCGACCCCATTGCTTTATCAAATGCAATAATCTCGGCATTAGTTCCGGGCGAGAATGACCCACTCAAATCTCCTACGACAGAAGGATCTCCTGCATATGCTTCTCCAATCGGGCTGATAGAACTTAGCATTCCTCCGGTGACTACCGGTTGCTGTGCTCCTACTCCTGCGGCTGTTTCTAGCGCGCTAGGGGCGGCGGCTTCTGCGGCTGTTACTGGGACTACCGGGGCCTCAGCGCCCAACGCAGTAACTTGGGAAGCAACCCCGCTACTTGTCTGAGTTGCTTGGGCGGCGGCTTGCGATACAGTAGAGCCAGAAGAAACCCCGCTCATTAAACTCTTACCCCACCCTGTTATGGTTGGCCATCCTACGCCAGTAAAGCCAGTGGCAAATCCGTAGCCAACATAAACAGCGGCGGCAACAAGCAAAACAGGAGCGATCTTTTTAAGCGTCTTACCAATTCCTTTAAAGACTCGTCCTATTGATTTAACAATACTTCCCATTTATTTCTCCTTTGGCAAGACAAAACTATCGCCTGTCCTAACCGCTCCCATCCTTTCGTATAATTTACAAGTTCGTTCTATGTCACCAATACCAGAACTTACTCCCATGCATATCTCTGATACGCCGGGATTAAGCCTAGCCCACTGGATATATCTTCTTAGTAGGTAGCCGCCCCACCCAGTACCTTTCTCCGTTGTGTAGAAGAATAAGTCTGCGGCTTGTTTCTTTTTTGAATACCAAAGTTGGTGAGTCACCCCAATGAACACACCCTCAATAGTTCCCATATCTACGACATTAACCAGATGCTCTCTGGAAAGAATGCATATCTGAAGATTCTTTTGCAGAACCTTCTCATCTAATGGAACTGAATTTGAAACTGATAATTTATGTGCTTCTTTTACAACTTCTGCAATTTGTTTAATGTCGCTATCTTTAGCGATTCTTATCATTAGTAGTATTTTGCGGCCGTATTAATTGCTTGGTTTGAGTTAGGTACTTTTGTGTAAACGTTTTTTACGCCGTCTGGTGTTTGCATTGTTGAGGCGGCTTTATTTTTCTCCCACTCAAGTTTGTCAGCCTCGGCGGCGGCTTGAATGTCGTACCCATACTTAGTTGCCTCTGCTGATATTGAGGCGGTTTGTACGTCATACTGGCCGCTAATATGCGCCAGAGTTTCTTTGATAATCCCATCAAGTTTTTGCTGTTCTTGTGCATAGTACGCGGCGTTTTGCGCGGCCCTAAACTCGTTAGAAAAACCTTGATTAAGAACCGACTGCTCTTTAAATGTCGTCGCATCAGCAGTTGCAATAGGTATAGCCACAGCCATAACCGCATCCATAACAGCCTGTTGAGCAAGAGAAGAATTAGAAAGACCTCTAGCCGCAAGTTGCCTGAACGCTTGGCCTGCCGCCGCTCTAAACAACGGACTGTTTTGGTCTACCAGATTCTTTACACGCTCTTCTACAACCTGAGATTCTGGACCAGTAATCTGAACACTGGCGAGTTCAGGCTTGATTGGAGCAAGTTCATCTCCGTAAATACCCTTTGATTCAAAGTCCTTTGCTAACGAGGAACCGGCTGAAGATGCGGGAGCGCCTCCGCCTCCGCCTGCACCTCCGCCTGCACCTCCGCCTGCTTCACCGCCACCGCTTTCTTCGGCAACTGGCGCATCTGCTCCAAGAGTTCTTCCCTCTGCCCTGCCATGTTTTGCGTAATGCATAGCGCCATACTCGGCAAGGGTAACACCCTTATCTTTCCAACCCATCGCATTGTAGTTAGCAATAAGGTCAGGATACTTTTGTGCGTACTGAGCGAATACTGGATTGGTTACCCCCTGACTGCCATGTTTGGTGGTAAAACTAGCACTGCTAGGATTAGCGTCTGCCGCCTTCCTTTCTGTCATTGCCACTTGCTTATCGCTTAACGGTTTGGCGGGTTGGACGTCTGGTGTTATCGTTACCGCATTAGCGGCTTGTGTACCGTAACTTGCTTTGGGTTTGGCGGCAGGAGCCTTTATCACTGGAGCAGGACTACTGGCAGGGGCGGGAGCACTGGCGCCAATATTGTTTAAGTACCCCTGATACTCGGCATAATTCGGTTCACCGCCTAACTCTCTTTTTCTCGCTGACCATTCAGAATAACTTTTAGCCATAACTATCTCTTTAATCCCCTGTCAGAGTACTGAACAACAGCGCCCTGCAATGTAACTGGTTTGTCGTATATAGACTCATTCTTAATAATGATTCCCATTGTTTCCCCAACGCCATGTATTCTGGCCCTAGCCTTGTCAACTACAGCAATGCCCAATGAATCATTAGTTACATCGTCTACTGTCCATTCATCGTTGGATACGTTTATGGTGTAGTCAGATGTGGAAGGCACAGTGCCGTCTCCATAGTTGTACTCAGGCCTGACAGTAAGCGTAGTGCTAGTATCTGCGTTAAGTTCTAAAAGAATCTCTCTGAATCTTTTTTTCCTTTGAGGCGTGTCGTAATGATGGTAAGCAAGTCGAACAAATGAAGACACAGTATCCCCGTCTAAGGAAGTGCCTGAGTCAATCTTTCTTACGTACCCGTCATCAAACCCCCCATACAGAACTTCATCTCCGTTAGAGTCTTCGCCTGATACAGCGCAAGAGATCTGGTGATCCAACACAAAAGGCATAATGCCCTCGTTGTTGGTGTTAATAAACGTCATAGTGATGCCAGTCTTGTCGTTAAAATACAAACGATACTGGTTCTTATCTCTCACTCTTAAGGAAGTCACTACTTTGTCCTTGTACTTCTGTATTAATGGATCTACCTTTTGAGAAATAACGGCCTGTTTAAAGTCGCCGTAATTCAGCGTAGTGCCAATGGATACGATACCTCTGTCATCCAAGAACATAGTAGAAAGCATTTTCTCTACAGTATTAGCAACCGCACCAGTTCCAGTGTAGTACTGGGTTAGGTTCCAATCGTTAATAGATGTACCGTAAAGTATGTAGGTGTTGTTTCTTCCAAAGATAATAAATGCATCTTTGGTTTCTACTGACAGTCCGGTAATGTCATCACCAACAATAATCTCAGAAGCGCCTAACGTTGTGCTCCAAGTAGTTGGCAATCCCAAGGATGAATGCTGTAAAGATCCTTTTGGAAACGATAAAAACAAATGCTTCTTAAACGCCTTTACATTCTCTGGAGTATCAGTAGCGGAGCCAGTACGAACCTTTACGAATGTGGTTCCATCCCACTCAAAGGCTTTGTCCACGCCATTAGCGCCGTACATTTTTTCTACTTCTGTCCCACCCACAAAGTTAAAGTTTACAAACTTGTAACTCCCGCCGGGTTGTATGGTCTGCTCATACACAACACCCTGAGCCTTGGCGATAGTTTTAGTGGCAGGCTCAGATGCCCCATTAACCAACGCTCTTTTAACCCCACGAACCTGTATCTCTTCGTTGTCTGTCCACGTGCCCGTGTTGCTTGCAATAGAAAGGTATCCTGTCGCATTGCTTGTACTATAAGCGCCAGTAACGATTGACACCTTCTTTACTGTTGCAGTTCTACCAGAAGACGAGCCAGTAATAACATCGCCCTCTAGTATCTCAACCTCTCCTGCATCAAACGAAAGAGTGGACATCTGCATATCTTCGTTATCAACGAAGCCGCCCGAAAGTTCAGTTAGAACTAGAGTTCCTTCCGCACCAGTATCCCAGTTGCCATGGTAACTAACGCCTGCGACTGTTGCAGTAGCGCCACTGGTAGCGCCAGATACAGATGCCCCTACGATAAACTCTCCGTTAGTCGTAGTAGTATCAAAATCTATGGCTTGTCCAAGACTAACCTCTTGCCACCCGGTAGAGGATGACTTGTACATTCCGGCAGTAGCGCCGCCTTCTTTATTTCTAAAGGCGTATATATCTCCGTTGTACACCCAAACGCCAAGAACAGATCCCTCACCCGGAACAACAGTAATAAGGTTGCGTTGGTTTTCAATACGCTCTTGTAACTCTGGTAAAAGATTTGCGTCCGCGTTCGCATCTCTTAGAACCGGATCGCCATAGGCATACGCGCTGGCGTAGATACCCATTAGCCAACCCTAACTACATTAAGTTGCCCGTATTGAAGTAGCATGT